CAACTTGCTTGACAAAAACAAATATTAGTGTATAATGGGGAACTTATTTAACAGAGAAAGGATCATATTATGGAAACACAAGTAGCTACAATTAGTACAGATAACTATGATATTATGGCAAATGTTATGGGAATGGGGAAACCATCAGCGACAGAGAGTTCGTTTAGTATCCCTCGAATGAAGATTAGCCATCAGCCTATTATGGATATGGTCGAAACCAAGGGCAAGAAGAGGCAGATGGAGGTAGTTCCGGGTGGCACATTCGCCATAACCGGCAATGATGGTGACGTTAGTTATTGTGAGAGTGTTAAGTTTAGGCCGTTTCTTCAAAGGTTTCGCTATACACGTTGGGTTCCTTATACGACACCAGATCAATATGGAAAGAAGGGTAAGTTTATTCGCTCTGTACTTGTAACACAAGATAACTTTAATAACTCTGATCATATGGATGATGATGGTGGCTTCAATTGTGGTCGTCCTTCAGGTTACATTAAGGATTGGAAAGCATTGCCTGAAGCTACTCGTCGTTTAATATCTTCTGTAAAACGAGTACGCACCTTGTTTGGTATCGTATCTTCAGATGAAGCCATGAATGAAAAAGGAGAAACTTTAAATACTCCTATGGAAGCTCCTGTCATTTGGGAGATAGGCAATAAGGATGCCTTTAAGGTCATGGGAGAGGCTATTGGAAGGTACTTTTCAGCAAAGCGCCTTTTACCTGATCACGTAATGACTATCACCACAAAAGGAGCACCTATGGCTAACGGCAATATGTTATATAGCCCTATTCCTGTGGTTGATTTATCAACTAAGATTGAGATTAGTGAAACGGATCAAGAGACATTTGGTAATTTTGTATCATGGGTTGATGGTCAAAACAATTATGTTACAAACAAGTACAAGGAAAAAAATAGTGGAGGGTCTTTTTCTCAAGACGACAGCAGCCTTATAGAGGAGTTTGTTACTGTAGTAGAGGACGTTTAGATGGAACATCCTGTTGAACTACTCGTCCATAACTACTTTACAAAAGTTCTTGATGGTTCTGCAAGTATGGCTGCAGATACAAAAAAGAAAGTAATGAAACATGTAGAGCAATCATTAGATAAACAGTTTGGTGATAAAAACAACAGGAAGTTTCGTTTACGAGCAAGCAATATCGGGAGGGCTACTTGCCAACTTTGGTTTATGAAAAATAAACCTGAGAAGGCAGTGCCTCCCGGTACTAATTTTCTGTTAAGAATGTTGATAGGAGATATCACTGAAGCTGTGTTCAAGGGTGTGTTAACGGAAGCAGGAGTTAATTACGGAGAACCAGAAAAGGTTCAAGTAGAAGTAGCAGGAGAGATGGTTAGTGGAGAGTACGATCTTATTGTAGATGGTAAGGTTGATGACATAAAATCTGCTAGTCCTTGGAGTTATAGAAACAAATGGATAGGAGGAGAAAATATAGCAAAGTATGATAGCTTTGGTTACGTAGGACAACTTGCTATCTATGCTAAAGGTAAGGAAGTAGAAGCAGGTGGGTGGTGGGTTATCAACCACGCATCAGGTGAATTTAAGTATGTAAAATACGCCAACAATGTAGATACGGTGCTTAAATCCTTAGAAAAAACTGTAAACACCCTAAAGGAAAATAAGTTTTCTCGTTGTTATGTGCCAGTGAAAGAAACTTATAGAAAAGTTCCTAGTGGGAGATATACGTTAGGTACTGAATGTAAGTTTTGTGATTTTAGATTTGCTTGTTGGGGAGATGCACTATCAGAACAAGAGTCTAAGGTAAGTAAAGCAAAAGAAAAGCCTATTGTGCAATACATAGATAGAGGAGTAGTATTATGAGTGATGAAGAAAGTAATTTGCTATTTAGCGAAATGTCAATTAAAGAGTTGACAGAAACTGTAGATGAAATGTCTAAACAATTAATGGAAGCAAAGGCTGCCTTGCGAAATATGAGATTGTCTGGAGTTCGATCAGCTATAGAAGCACGAAAACTAGCGGATGTTGATCTAGCTGATGAACTTAAAAAATTGGGTATTAGTAATGTACTACCTTCTGGTCCTTTTAGAACGCCTTACTTTAAGTGGTACTAGTCAACAAAACTTTTTCTCTTAACTATACAAGGATACATGTAAAATGATAAAAATAGATATTACAGATTCAATGAGAAAGGCATCCCATAAAAAAGCAAAAGAGATGGGGGTATTATATAAGAGCATTACTCATGGAAAGGGAAATGTCTTTGGCTTTTTAGGCGAAGAGATTGTTAGGAAGGTGTTAGGAGGAGAGGACCATAACACACGGGATTATGATCTATTAGTAAATAATAAAAAGATTGATGTTAAGACAAAGAAAACTTCTGTAACACCAAAATCAAACTATGAATGTAGTGTAGCAGATGTAACAAGAAAACAAGATTGTGATTACTTTGCATTTGTACGTGTGTTGAATGATCAATCTGTTGGATGGTTTCTTGGTTTAAAAGAACGAGATGAATATTATAATGAAGCTGTCTACCTTACAAAGGGGGAACACGATCCAAGCAACAATTACTTTGTGAAAGCAAATTGCTACAATCTTCCAATTTCATCTCTTGACCAAACTGTAGATGGGATTACGGACGATAGTAAATTAGTATGGGTGGCGTAAGGCACCTTGCATGGTTCAGAGATCAAAGTATAATAAAAAGGGATTTGTAAAAGCTAGGAAGAATGGGTTTCGTTCTGGTTTAGAAGAAAAAGTAGCAAAGCAAATACAAAAAGCCAATCATAAACTGCGCTATGAGGTAGTAAAGATTAAGTGGATTGACTTTGCTATTCGTTCTTATACACCGGACTTTGTTCTTGATAATGGTATTATAATAGAAGTAAAAGGCTTTTGGTCTGTAGAGGACAGAAAGAAACATGCAAAAGTTAAACAACAACATACAGACTTAGACATCAGAATGGTGTTTGAAAATAGCAAGCGTAAAATAAGAAAGGGTTCTAAAACTTCTTATGGTATGTGGTGTGATAAAAATGATATACTGTATTATGATAGAATAATACCCCTTTCTTGGATGCAAGAAGAATTACTTTTTATGCCACCAGCGGTTGTAGTTATTAACGAGAGTAAGTTACAAGGAGTACCATATGGGCATAACATTTAACCAAATAAAAGTAAACGATTTTGTAATTGTGTTAAAGCCTGTTATGAGAAAGTTAGACACAGGTAAAGAGACTATGTGGACGGGAGAGGTAGCGGTGAAGCTACTTACCGACTTAGCAAAACATACCCTTAATGATTATGAGTTTGAAAACATGTCTAGGATATCAAATTTAATGGCTGCATCTATACCGGCAATGCACGAAAATAACATTGTACGACATATTATAGATTATTATTTGGCTAATAACTCTCTTGAATTAGATCATATTGATATAGAAGAAGTAGAAGAAGAAGTAACCGATAATAACATTATAAAGCTAACCTTTAACAGTGAAACAGAAGGAAATGCATAATGCCAAATGATGCCTTTATTAAAAACATGGAAAAAGAATTAAAATCTACTGCTATCAATTTACCCACTGGTAAAAAAGATATGGTGAATAGCCCCTCACATTACAATAAGCACGGGATAGAATGTATACAAGCTATTCGAGCTACATTAACAGATGAAGAATTTCGTGGCTATTGTAAGGGAAATGTGTTAAAGTATACTTGGAGAGAAGCCTATAAAAACAAAGATGAGGATTTACAAAAAGCACGATGGTATTTAAACAGACTATTAAGTGAATTAGGTAGCGATCCATGAAAGCTAGAGCTAATATATTTTTAGAAATTGACCCTGAAGAATTTTTCATGCCCGTTGATGGTAATCCTACAGATGAACTTACTGACATGCTATATGAACTATTAGAAAATCTAGATGGAACTAGTATTTTAAACCTAAAAGTTAAGTGCACTGGAGTACCAAAATATGAAACACATGAATGATTATCAAAGGTTTATTGCTCTTTCAAGATATGCACGTTGGATTGAAGAAGAAAATAGAAGAGAGACATGGGAAGAAACTGTATCAAGACTAATAGAATATTTTTCTTACCATGTAGCTACAAACTTAGAAGTTAAACTCGATGTTGATATATGGAAAAAACTAAAACAAAATATTATTTCTTTAAACATTATGCCCAGTATGCGTTCTATGATGACCGCTGGCCCTGCTTTGTCACGAGAAAACATAGCGGGGTATAACTGTTCTTATATACCCATAGACAACCCCAAAGCATTTGATGAGGTGTTGTACATATTAATGAATGGTACAGGTGTAGGTTTTTCTGTGGAGAGGCAGTACATAAATAGTTTGCCTACTGTGCCAGACAGGGAGTTTGAATACACTGAAGATGTAATTTGTGTAGCTGATTCAAAAGAGGGCTGGGCAAGAGCCTTTCGAGATTTAGTTTCTTATCTATACACATGTCGAGTTCCTAAGATAAATGTAAGTAAGGTACGTGCAGCAGGAGCAAGGTTAAAAACATTTGGTGGCAGAGCGTCAGGACCACAGCCACTAGTCGATCTTTTTGATTTTACAATTACAAAATTTAAGGAAGCACGAGGAAGAAAACTAAACTCATTGGAATGCCATGACCTTGTATGTAAGACAGGAGAGGTTGTGGTTGTAGGTGGAGTACGTCGATCCGCTCTTATATCTTTATCTAATCTATCAGACTATCGTATGAGAGAAGCTAAGACTGGGCAATGGTGGGAAACAAACCCTGAAAGAGCATTAGCTAACAACTCTGCTGTGTATACTGATGTACCAGATACAGGTACATTTATGAATGAATGGTTATCCTTATACCAAAGTAAGTCGGGTGAACGTGGTGTATTTAGTAGGCAATCTGCTCAGAAAAAGGCAGCACAAAACAAAAGGAGAGAATCTGATATAGCCTTTGGTACTAACCCTTGTTCCGAGATTATACTGCGCCCTAACCAATTCTGTAATCTTACAGAAGTTGTATGTAGAAGTAACGACACAAAAACAACACTTAAAAACAAAATAGAGATGGCTACTATTTTAGGAACCATACAGGCTACCTTTACAAACTTTGGGTATCTACGTAAGCGTTGGCAGAACAACACAGAGGAGGAACGACTGCTAGGTGTATCCTTGACAGGTGTAATGGATTGCCCACTACTCAACGGAACTACAAGTAATTTACCTGCTACACTAGAGTATCTACGTTCTGTAGCTGTGGAAACAAATAAACAGTGGGCTTCTAAGTTAAATATACCACAATCTACAGCTATTACATGTGTTAAACCTTCTGGTACGGTTAGCCAGCTTGTTAATAGTGCTAGTGGCGTACATGCACGGCACAATGAACACTACATTAGAACAGTTAGAGGAGACAATAAAGACCCACTGACACAGTTGATGATAAGTGTAGGTGTGCCATATGAAATAGATCATCTACAACCTGATACAACTACGGTATTCTCATTTCCAATGAAGTCTCCTGACAAAGCTATCTGTAGAAATGATTTGTCAGCTATACAACAACTTGAGTTATGGAAAACTTATGCAGAACATTGGTGTGAGCACAAACCTTCAGTGACTATTTCTGTTAAAGAAAAGGAATGGGTAAACGTAGGTGCTTGGTGTTGGAATAACTTTAGTTATCTTTCTGGTGTGTCATTCTTGCCACACACAGATCACACATATAAACAAGCTCCTTACCAAGACATAGACGAGGCAGACTATACTTCACTATTAGCTAAGATGCCAAAGAATATTGATTGGACTAAACTTTCGGCTATAGAAAAAGAAGACACGACAACAGGAACACAAGAACTAGCTTGTACTGCTGGAGTGTGTGAATTAGTAGATATTACAGCTTAATTAAGGACAATTTTATGTATAAAGAACGACATCCTCCTCTTTATGTTCAACATGACAAGGGTTATCGTGCGTTTAAGCGAGGCCGTATCATTAATCCCTATGAGAAAGAAAGTTCTTTTTATAAGGAGTGGGAGAGGGGTTTTAATAAGGCGTATTTTGAAAACTTAGGAAAATTAAATGTCAGAACAACTTGAAAAAAACTTAAAACAAGAAGTTGATAACTGGAAACAAAAAAAGGAAGGCCATAAAGAACCTTCCTTGTTGAATGTATTAACTAATCATGTTAGAGATGGTGCATTTATGAATAGTTTAAAATTACTTGTGTGTTGTGCAGCAGGAGTGGTACACTCAATTTTTCCTTGGTGGTTTGAGTTTACAACTTCAACCGCTGTCATCAAAGCATTTAAGATTATT